ATCATAGTCTCAGTAGATAAAGACATGAAGACTATACCTTGTAAGTTAATACAAGAAGATGAGATCTTACATATAACAGAGAAGAAAGCTGACAGGCATTGGTTTGAGATGTCACTAGCTGGTGACTCTGGTGATGGTATCGCAGGTCTTAAAGGTATGGGTATGGTTACTGCTTCCAAGACACTAGCCAATACTCCAGATACTAAAGATGCACTATGGTCTAAGGTACAGGAGACATATACAAAGAAAGGTTATAGTATTGCTGATGCTATTCTCAATGCAAGACTCACAAGAATACTAAGAGAAGGAGACTACAACTACAGCACAGGTGAAGTTAAACTTTGGCAGCCATAAAAAAAACTCTAGATGGAACCACTCACCTAGAGTCTTTTTATTTTTCTGTGCAACAAGGTAACCACTCCTTGCTATCATTAAGATAACATATAATATAGATATAACACTTAAGTCTCTGTGAACTTACCAGTAATTACTGACGAACTTATAAACAGTTTAAGTAGTGTGTTTCCTGATAGACACCCAGACTTATCGTTGACTGATCGAGAAGTATGGTATCGTGCAGGGGAAAGGTCTGTTGTGAACTATTTAATTGAGCAACAGAAAAGACAAAAAGAAACCATGCTCAATAACAAAGTCTTGGAGAATTAACTATGTGTTTTGGTGGTGGTAGTACTCAACCTAGAGTTGAAAAATATAAAAGTAAAAATGATCCTGTTGTAATCACAGGTGAACAAGAAGGTCTTGAAGATACAAAGAAAAAAAGTGAAGCAGCAGATTCTTTAAAGATTGCAAAACAAAAAGAAACTAAAAACTTTTCAAACCCAACTATTACGACAGCACAAAAGCTAACCAAAACAAAAAAGAAGACAATTATTTAGCTCATGCTAAGATAAGGAAAAAATAATATTCATCTGTTATGTGCTTCGGAAGACCATCGCCACCACCTGCACCTGCACCCGAACCAGTTGACTCTCCTATAGAAGAGACTGCTGATGCAGTTGTTGTTGGTAAGCAACAGAAGAAAAAGACTTCAGAAACTAAAACTGCTATGGGTAGAAGAATGGGAACTAAGTCATTACAGATACCATTACTTGATGGTGGTAAAGGTGGAGATTTAAACTACCCAACTTAATATGGAATACTCGACACAAGGCACAACCGCAGCAGGTAGGTACGAAGCACTTGTTAGTAGTAGGTCTGTCTATGATAGAGAAGCAAAAGAATCTTCAAAGCTAACGATACCTAGCTTGATACCAGAACAGACATCAGGTACAAGAGCAAGAATCAAGACACCTTTCCAAGCTACTGGTAGTCGTGGTGTTAACTCCTTGTCGAATAAATTATTAATGACTTTGCTGCCACCAAGCACAGCATTTTTTAAATTAGAAATAGATGACCTTGAGATAAGAAAGCAAGGACAAGAACAAATGCAGAGTGAGATAGATAAAGGACTACGCACTATAGAAAATGCTTTGATGAATCAGATAGAAATATCTAATGACAGAGTTGCTATGTTTGAAGCTATCAAACATTTAGTTGTATCAGGTAATGTTCTTCTCTACCTGACAGAAAAAGGATTGAAGGTATATCCACTATCTAAGTTTGTTTGTAAGCGTGATGAAGTAGGTAATGTATTAGAGATATTAACTAAAGAAACAATACATCCTCAAGCTTTACCTGCTGCTTTCTTAGAACAGATCAAGAAGAAAGATAACTATGATGCCAAGACAATGGAGAATGATCTTGATATATATACACACATTAAAAGAGTTAATGATGATGTCTTCTGGTTTCAAGAATGTAAAGGAGAAAAGATACCTAACACAGATGGCAGATCAAGAATAGATGTAACACCTTGGCTACCTCTCAGGTTCATTCGGATTGATGGAGAAGATTACGGAAGAGGATATGTAGAAGAGTACAGAGGTGACTTGATTAGTCTTGAGTCTTTGATGCAAGCGATAATTGAAGGTGCTGCTGCTTCTGCTAAAACTTTATTTCTTGTAAATCCTAATGGGGTAACAAGGGCAGCAACTATAAGCAAAGCCCCGAATGGAGCAGTAAGAGAAGGACTAGCTTCTGATATTTCTGTAATGCAAGTAGGTAAAAGTGGAGACTTCAGTATTGCGTTTAGTGCAATACAAAGAATAGAAGCGAGACTTGAGTTTGCTTTCTTGATGGCTAGATCAGTACAACGTGACGCAGAAAGAGTAACAGCAGCAGAGATAAATCTTATGGCACAAGAACTGGAGAATAGTTTAGGTGGTATCTATAGTATCTTGACCCAAGAGTTTCAACTACCATATCTCAGACGTAGGATGCACATATTAGTAAGGCAAGGTAAAGTACCAAAGCTGCCTGATGATTTGATAACACCTAAGATAGTGACAGGTTTATCAGGTCTTGGTAGAGGTAATGATAAGAACAAACTGATTGAGTTTATTGGAACTGTAGCTCAAGCTTTAGGACCAGATGTAATGAGACAGTACGTTAATGTGGATGAAGCGGTCAAACGTCTTGCTACCAGTATCGGTATAGATACTGCTAACCTAGTAAAAACACAAGAAGAAATTCAAGCTGAACAACAAGCTATGCAACAGCAACAGCTTATTCAAAGTCTTGGACCTGCTGCTTTAGGCTCACCTTTAGTTGATCCTAAAAAATTAGCTGATGCTTCACAACAATTACCAACGGAGGAACCTCAAGATGCCAACCAAGAAGTCTAGAGAAAGAGATGAAGACGGAAAGTTTATCTCTAAATCTGAGAAAGCAATCGTCAGTCCAATAGGAAAGAACGAAGAAAACCCTGTACCTGAGAAGTCTGGTGATGTTACTACTAGACATGGCAGTACAATTCACTATAGTTAAATAAAAAAACCACTATGACTTCATCACAAGTAAATGTTTCAGAGACACCACCAATGTCTGCTAATGACTTGGAAGGTTTAAAAGACGAGAATGGTTTATATGCTGGTAAGTTTAAAAGCGTAGAAGATTTAGTAGGAAGCTACAAAGAACTTGAAGGTAAGCTTGGAGCTATAGATCAAACCAGAGAAGAACCAGAAGGTAACGCAGAAGAACAAAAAGAAGAGCAAGAAAAAGAAACTAACGATTCTGAATTTAATGCTGAAGAATTTTATGGAGATGGTCTTGCTTCTGTATTAGAAGAAGTTGGTATTGATGCTCAAGACATATCAAATCGTTTTGCAGAAAATGATGAGATCTCTGAAGATGATTACAACAAACTAGGTGAAGCAGGTTTCTCAAAACAAATTATTGATACCTATTTAGATGGTCTTCGTAATGCTGGTATGGCAGGTGAAGTAGATGCACAAGGTATTAGAGATTCAGTTGGTGGTGATGACACCTATGGTCAAATGGTTTCTTGGGCTATGGAAAATTTACCTGCTGAAGAAGTTAATGCTTTCAATAAGTTAACTGATGTCGGGGATGGACCTGCTATTAAGTTGGCTGTTCAAGGTATCTATTCACAATACAATAACGCTATGGGAATTGAACCAGACCTTTACTCAGGTCGACCTGCTGGTAATAGTGCTACACCATTTAGAACAACAGCAGAAGTTGTAACTGCTATGTCTGATCCTCGTTGGGAAAAAGATTCTGCTTACACAGAAAATGTTAAATCACGCTTAGCTGGCTCTAACGTATTCGGAAATGGCTAACACACCTACAAATCCAAAACTTTATTCACAAGTAAAGTCAGAAGCAAAGAAGAAGTTTAATGTTTATCCTTCTGCTTATGCTAATGCGTGGCTTGTAAGAACTTACAAGAAACGTGGTGGAGGTTATCGCAAAACTTAATTATGAAAAAACTATCAGACAAACAAAAAAAGAGTCTTGACAAAACTGGTGATGGTAAACTTACCAAAGAAGATTTTTTATTAGTTCGTAAACTAAAGAACAAAAAGAAAAATGGCAAAGCTTAGTCTTAGTCAGATGAGAACTCTGAAGAAACATTCAGAACATCATTCCAAAAAACACATGGACATGATGAAGAAGCTTATGCGTGAAGGTACATCATTTAAATCTGCACACAACAAGGCACAGAAACAGGTAGGTAAATGAGTCTTAAAAGATGGTTTGATGAAAAGTGGGTAGATGTAAAAACAGGTAAAGACTGTGGTAGAGGAAAGGATGAGAAAGGTAGACCTTACCCTGCTTGCAGACCTAGTAAAAGAGTTAGTAGTAAAACACCAAAGACTACAGGTGAGATGAGTAGTAAAGAAAAGGCTAGGTTTAAAAAAGAAAAAACTGGTTCAAAAAAGATAAGCTACCAACATAAAAGGAAAAAAAGAAATAGTTTAAAGATTGCGTAATAATGCTATATTTTAAATAGCTTACATCTTTTATGTCTAAAGGAGTATCTCTTACCAAGAAGGACAAAGATCCTACAGGGGGTCTGACTGCTTCTGGTCGTAGGAAATATAACAAAGCAACAGGTGGAAACTTGCAAGCCCCTGTTACTAAGAAGACAGGTCTTTCGCCTAGACAAAAATCAAGAAGGAAATCTTTTTGTGCAAGAATGTCTAAGTCAAAAGGACCATTAAAAGATAAAGATGGCAAGCTAACTCGCAAAGCCCTTGCTTTAAGGAAGTGGAATTGTGGGTCAGTAAAAACTTAACAGAGTAGAAATCTAAATATCTAAGTGCCTGATGCGTCAGATAACACTTGTGAGAAAGGATTGAAGCAAAGTTAGTTTCTCAAATTTTTAAACATTAACTAAGGAGTTTTCGTATGGCTAACGCCACTACCTCTCGCCTTGGTCTGGTTAACAATAGTGGAACAGGCTTTGATGCCCTGTTTTTAAAAATCTTTTCAGGCGAAGTGCTAACTGCGTTCACCAGAAATAACATTTTTAATGAACAGCTTCATTCAGTTCGTACTATTACAAGTGGAAAATCAGCACAGTTTCCTGTTCTAGGAACTGCGACTGCGGCTTATCATACAGTCGGAAATCCATTGGTAGGAGCAAACCAGATCTTAGCGAATGAAAAGATTATCAACATAGATGATCTTCTAATTGCACAGAGTTTTATCGCTTCAATAGATGAACTCAAGAATCATTATGACGTAAGAGCAACTTACGCTGATGAACTTGGTAAGGCTCTTGCTCGTACATACGATCAAAACGTAGCCAAGCAAATAGCAAACGCTTCAAGAGCATCTACTACCCTTACAAATGGTAATGGTGGTCTTGTATTAACACTTGCTAATGGTAATACAGCATCTTCTGATGTAACTGGTGATGAGATAGCTGCTGCTATCTATGATATTGCACAGACATTTGACGAAAGAGACATCCCTCCAACAGATCGTTTCTGTGTACTACCACCTGCTGAGTACTACAAACTTGCTGAATCTGCTACTAGAACAGTTGACGTTGACTTTAACCCACAAGGTAATGGTTCGTTTGCTTCTGGTAAGGTACAACAAGTTGCTGGCATCCCTGTAATGATGTCTAATAACGTACCTCAGAGTAACGTAGGATCTAACCCAAGTGGTGCTAATAACACTTACTCAGGTGACGATAGTAAAACTATTGGTCTTGTCTTCCACAAGTCTGCTGTTGGTACAGTTAAGCTAATGGATATGACAACTGAGATCTCTGGTTCTGACTACGGAATTATGTATCAAGGTACATTAATGGTTGCTAAGTATGCTCTTGGTCATGGAATCCTAAGACCAGAATGTGCAGCTACTATTAAGTTATCTGCTTCTTAATTTCAATTTATAGGGTATCTTATTAATAGATACCCTTTTTTTTATAGCTATGTATTCATCAAAGAAGAAAAAGAAGAAAGGTGGGAGAGACTCACTTAAGATTAAAAAGAAAGGTTACTAATGGCTGTAGCTGAAACCACAGAACTTGAATGTATCAACATTATGTTGGCTGCTATAGGAGAAGCACCTATAAACAGTCTTGTCGGTACTCTTCCTGTTGATGCTCGTATTGCTCAATCAACTCTTACTGAAGTAAACAAAAGTGTGCAGTCAGAAGGCTGGTCTTTTAATACTGAAACAGATGTAACTCTTACTAGAGATGGATCTAATCATGTAAACTTACCTTCTAATGTATTAAGAGTAGATGCTAATATTCATCAACACCCGACCATAGATCCTATACAACGTGGTTTAAAATTATATGACAGACAAAATAATAAGTTTGAATTTGATGAAGACTTAATTTGTACTGTTGTTTATTTAAGAGATTTTGATGAGATACCAGAACCAGCTAGACATTATATGAATATACAAGCTGCAAGAAAGTTTGTTGATAGACTTGTTAGTGACCAATCTTTAAGAACCTATACACAACAAGACGAGCAAAGAGCTAGAGCTATATTGATGGAAACAGACTTGGCAAACGGAGATCATAATATACTTAGAGGAGATCCCTCTCTTACTAGTATCTTTGATACTTACAATCCTTCTAGTGCCTTAATTAGATAACTATGGCTGTCATATCAAGAGCTATACCTACATTACTAAGAGGTATATCGCAGTCTTCTGATGCCTTAAAGCAAGCAGACCACGCAGATATACAAGACAATGCTGATAGCAACCCTGTTCTTGGTCTTACAAAAAGGTCGGGATCTCAGTTCTTAGCTTCAGTTGGTAGTTCTACTCTTGGTAATGTTCATATACAAACTATAAATAGAGATGCTAGTGAACAGTATGTAGCAATATTTAGCAATGGTAATGTCAAAGTTTATGAGTTAGATGGTACAGAAAAAACAGTAACAAAACCTGATGGAACTGCTTACCTAAATACATCAGATCCTAGAAGTGTGATGAAGACAGTAACTATTGCTGACTTTACTTTTGTTGTTAATACCAGTATTACAACAGCAATGGATTCTGCTTTATCAAATAGTGCTAGTAATATAACTCAAGCGATAGTCTTTGTAACTCAGGCAACAGCTAAAACAACTTACTCTGTGACTGTAGATGGAGTGACAGTTACCGACAATACAGATGGTAATGATCCTCTTTCAACTGATACTGTAGCTTCTGATCTTGCTAGTGGATTAAATTCTGGTCTTACAGGTTTTACGATTGCTAGAAATGGTCCTGTAATTCATATAAAGAAAAATGATGGTAGTGATTTTTCTATAGATGGTACTGATACTCAAGGTAATACTAAGATGACAGTAATAAAAAATTCAGTACAGCAATTTACTGATCTACCAAATGTGTCACCTAATGGATATGTAGTAGAAATTACAGGTGATGAAGGTACAAACTTTGATAACTACTACGTTAAATTTACAACTAATAATGGTAATGCTTTAGAAGAAGGGCAATGGCAAGAAACAGTAGAAGCTGGTATAACTTTTAAATTTGATTATGCAACCATGCCCCATGTTTTAATACGACAGGCAGATGGTAATTTTAGATTTGCAAGAGTAGATGGTGATACTTATACATTATCTGGTACTACTTATACATTACCTAAATGGGGTGAACGTGTTGTTGGTGATTTAATTTCTTCACCTAACCCTTCTTTTATTGGTAATAAAATCAATAACGTATTCTTCTTTAGAAATAGACTTGGGTTTTTAGCAGCAGATAATGTAATACTTTCGACAGTCTCAGAGTTTTTTAACTTCTTTTCTGAAACAGTCATATCAGTTTTAGATACTGAACCCATAGATGTAGCTGCTTCTCATACCAAAGTTGCGATCTTAAAACACGCAGTAACTATGGGAGAAAAACTTATATTATTTTCTGAACAAACGCAATTTGTATTATCAAGTTCAGCAGACAACCTTACACCTTCAACAGCTAACGTACTTGTACAGACTGAGTTTGAAAGTAATGCAGCAGCACAACCTGTAGGTTCTGGTTCTTCTATTTATTTCTTAACCAAGAAAGGTTCTTTTGCAGGTATCAGAGAATATATTATTGCAGGTAATCAACAGATCCAAGATGCAGCAAACACAACTATTCATGTACCAAGACTGATACCAAGTGGCATTTTTAAAATGGCAGTATCAAACAACCAAGACATTCTTGTTTTGCTTGGTACAGAAAATCCAAACAAACTATATGTAAACAGATGGTTATATGGAGATGGCTTTAGTAAAGCTTTAAATGCTTGGTTTACTTATACATTAAACAGCAATAGGTCTATTTTAAATATTGATTTTATTGGTACTGATTTAATAATGGTTATAGAAGAAGCTAATGGTGTGACCTTAGAAAAAATACCATTTGAGACAAACTTTAGAGAAGCTAATGCAGACTTTGAATATCATTTAGACCATAAAGTAACTGAAGCAACTACTGGTGTATCAGTATCTTATAGCTCTGGTACTGGTCTATCTACATTTACAGTTCCTTATAGACTAAGAGCCAATATGAATATAGTTGGTAGGTATCTAGCTGATGGACAAACAAGTACATTTGTAGATGCTCAAGGCAATACAAAAACCCTTGTATCAGGGCAAGCACTTACAACTACTAATGCAACTAATGGTTCTACTTCTACGATTACTGCTACAGGAGACTTCAGAAATAGTAAATTTATTATTGGCGAACCTTATGAAATGCACTATAGATTTAGTCAACAGAGACTAACTCAAGGTGGTGGTGGTGCTACTGAGCTTATAAGTGGTCGATTACAAATACATCATTTTTATATTAAGTATGAAGATTCTGGTTTTTTCCAAGTAGAAGTAACACCTGAGAATAGAGATACATCTCTACATAAATTTACTGGTCGTTTGCTTGGTGCTGCTTCTGCTGCTATTGGTGAGATTAATTTAGATACAGGAACATTTAAAGTACCTATTATGAGTAAATCAGATAGAGTAGATATAGATGTCAAGAACAATACCTTCTTGCCTACCTTGTTAGCTAGTGCAGAATATGAAGGAGTATTTCACATGAGGAGTAGAAGAGCTTAATGGGATATTTAAGAAAATCAAAGCTATCAGATCTAAATTATGTATGTCAAAACATGAGACAAATGGATAGGTTAGAAGGTTTATATCAAACAGGTAAAGACCCAGAAGATGCTTTACGTTTATGTTATTTGTTTGGTCAAAAAGTCTTAACAATAGCTGGTGACAAAGATCAACCTATGGGGTTATGTGGAGTAATAAAAGATGGTTGTATATGGATGATTTGTACAGATGAATTATTTTCTAATAAAAAATATAAGATACAACTTATAAGAAAAGGTCGAGAATGGGTAGATAGTTTGTTGAAATCTTATAAAGTCCTATATAATTTTGTATATGCAGAGAACGATTCTGCTATAAAGTGGTTAGAAGCACTTGGTTTTGTGTTTATAAAGTATCACGAAAAATATGGACAACATAAAAAACCATTCTATGAATTTCTGAGGATTGCCTAAATGTGTTCTCTTGTAGCTGCTAGTGCTGGTATAAGTTTATTTCAAGGGCTTGCTATGCGTGGTGCTGCACAAGACGCTGCTTCACAAGCATTTGAAGTAGAAAAAGAAGGTGTAGCTAATGCTGAGACTGATAAAAGAAATAAACAAGCAGCATTAATGGAGCAACAAAGTGATAAAGAAAAAACTTCTGCACAAGATAAATTTGCTAAAAGAATTGATTCTTTAAGAACTCAAGCTTCACTTTTAGCTACAGGCAAGTCAGGAGTAAGTTTTGGTTTAATACTACAAGACAATGAAAGACAAGCAGCAAACTACAGAGAATCTATAAGACAATCATTAGAATCAGCAAGAAGACAGCATAAGAGATCTATACAGCAGACAGAATCACAGTATCAAAGTATAAGAAATCAATACAGAAGCCAAACACAACAAGCATATAATCAAATACCTTCTCTAGGATCAATAATATTAGGTGCAGGTGCAAGTGCCTTGCAAACCGAAATCGCTGTAAATCGTTAAAACTATGTCATCAAGTTTTCAAAGTACCGCCTATCAATCCTTTGCTTCACCAGTTGATACGTTTGTAGAACCTGTTAAGGTTTTGCCTAAGACTAATATGATGGCACTTGCTGAAACTTTAAAAGTAGTTAATCCAGTATTAGAAAAATTTATAGAAAGTAAAATTGAAGACAAAAGAGCAGAAATATCAGAAGAAGCATTTAATGATGCTTTAGATAGTTCGGGAGAAGATTGGGCTGACGCATCTAAATATTTAAAATCTAATAATATCTTCGGTGGTAATAGACTTTATAACAAGGTTTTTAAAAGAACAAAAGCTACTATCTTAGGTGGTGGTTTAGAAAGTAAATTTAAAACTGAATATAATAGTGCAGAAGTAGATGGAGTTCCTTTATCACAATTCTCTTTAGAATCTACAGAATTTCAAGATTGGTTAAACGAAACAAGAACAGATGTTCTTAATTCTTTAGGTGATGTAGATAGCGATACTTTTAATAAGAAATTTTTTCCATATCTTATAAACGCTACAACTAAAATAACTGACATTCACGAAAAAAAACATGAGGAATTTCAAGTAGAAAAACTAAATATTGATGCTGCTGGTCTTGCTAAAAATATAATTAATTTTCAAACAGCAGGTCCAGATTCAGATGACGTTAGCAAAAATCAATTTTTATTATTAACAGCTTCTATAAATCAATTTGAAAATGACATAAACAAATTAGGATTAAGTTCAGCAAATAGATCAAAAATTAATAAAACTATATTAAATAGTCTTAGTGCTGAAGCAAAAAGAATTGGGTTTGATACTGGTGATGTAGATTTAGCTTTGTCAATTTTTAAGAGTGCAGATCAATTTCCTTTTGGTCCTAGTGGAAAATTAACTTTATTAGACCATCCTGACTACGTTGAGATAGAAAACAAATTAAGAGAAGAGGTTGAAGACTATGCAGACAAATCAGATAGAAGAGACAGGGCAGATGCAAAGAGACAAAAAGAAGAAGCTATAGAATTAGGTATGTTAAATGTTGCTGCTTTATATACAGCAGGTAAAGGAGGTGAAGCAGTTGCATTATTAGAAGAATTACAAAATGCAAATCCATTGATTGCAACAAAACTAGCTTCAAATGCAGCAGTTTTAGATGGTGATACAAATGAAAAATATGCTCAAATAATTTTTAATATAAATGAAGGAAACTATGAAACATTATCAGATGCAAGAATAGCAGCTATGGCTTGGTATCTTGATGAAGGTACAGTTAAAGATAATCTTAATACAAGTAGACTAAACAGCTTAATGACTCTTGCAGGTTCAGTTGATAAAGGAGTCTTAACACCTTTAAATAGTTACTTTACAACTTACGAAGGAAGATCTAAAAATTTACTTACAGGTGATGATGCTATAAGAATGTTTACTTTAATAGGTAAAGAAGAACAATTAAATCTTGTAAAAATAAATTTAGAAGAATTTAAACAAGAATTTAGAGAATGGAGACTAACAAATCAAAATGCAGGTACAGCACAGATTAATGCAGAATATGAAAGACTTGCAGGTATATATGATAGTAAATTACTAACTAAATTAAAAGGACAATTAGACCCTTCATCAGAACAGGTTGACAATAATACAAAATTTATAAAAGAAAACCAAAGCGGACTTGAAGGAGTAAGTACAGAAGTAATAGAGAAAGAAAAAGAAACTTCTGATTTCTTTGGCAATACATCTTTACCTTCGATTGAATCAAGAATTATTGAAGAATTAACAAGTATGGGAGGTATTACAAAAGAAAACAGAGACACGCTACTTCAAACAGTAATAGCTGAAAAAGAAAAAATGAACTTTACTAATGTTGTAGGTAAGTCAGAAGCAGATCGAATAATTAGATTTTTACAGACAGGTGAATATGGATATGGTAAAGA